CCGGCTACAGCGCTAGCGGAGGGGGAGGCGGCGGGTTCGGATGCTGCAACGGGGGAACAAACGGGATTTCCGGCGGATGCGGCGGAGGGGCGGGAGGATCCGTCAACTACGACTTCAACTGCTACGCCGACCGTGAACCTTGGAACTACGCCGTGAACGGCAGCTGTGGCAGCGGCATCCCCGGCAGCGGAGCGTCCGGTCAGGGTTTTAACGGTGGTGGCGTGGCCGGAGGGGGAGCGGGGGCCGCGGGAAGCGGCTCGACAGGTGGCGCCGGGATCACTAGCACGATCTCGGGCTCATCCGTTCAGCGTTCCAAGGGTGGCAGTTGGGGCATCTCCACGGATCCCGGCACCAACACTGGCAATGGCGGTAACGCTTACTGGGGGTCACAGCGTGGCGGTTCAGGTTTCGTTATCATCCGGTTCACGGGAAGAATGCCAAACATCGGCGCAGGTCTCACCTACACGGTGGCAACTCTCGGTGCGGAAACCGTCATTACGTTCACATCCGGTACTGACTACATAAGTTGGTGATCATGGCGCACTACGCAGTTCTTGACGACAACAACATGGTCACCGACGTGATCACAGGCCGTGACGAAGATGACCTCGACGCACTCCCGGACGGCTTCGCGTCTTGGGAGGAGTATTACTCGAACGTGTTGGGGGCACGCTGCCTGAGGACGTCGTACAACACGCAGATGGGGCAACATCTCGAAGGCAAAGAGCCGTTCCGCCTCAACTATTCTTCGATCGGCGGATACTACGACGAAGAACTAGACGGTTTTATCCCTGCAAAGCCAGAGGGTTTGGACTCGTGGGTGTTGAACCCTGAAGAGGGGCAGTGGTACCCGCCGTTTCCGCCGCCTGACGACGGTCTCGCCTACAACTGGGACGAGGTGTTGCAGCATTGGGAGCGTCGACCGGGCAGCCCTGACGTCCCCTACCCGGACGACGGAAAAATTTATAAATGGAATAAGAATATTGGCCAGTGGGTGCCGGATTCTCAGGCGAACTGAACCTGCTGCCCGAAGACCGTGTACGCGGGTGCCGAGTTAGTTTTGATGACCGTCAGCAGATAGGTGTCGATGCTGTTGGCGTTGCCGGCAGTCGGAGAAATGTCGCCAGCCCACAACACAGTCTGCGACGCGCCGTCGATCGTGAGGCCAACGAGATAACGGGCCGTTGACGCGTTCTGGACCGCAACGACCACGGACATGGACTCGCCGACAGAAAGCAGCGAACTGAACGTCGTCGAACCATCTCCACGCAGGTTCGCCGTAAAGTTTGTCGTCGTGTTCGCCGTGTAATACCACGCGGCAGACGTCGAACAGTCAATGTTCTGCGTTCCGGTCGGGGCGGCAGCAACAACCTGCCACTGCTCGATCGGTGACTGGTTGACCGCCAGTTTGAGCGTCGGCTCAGACAACGTTTTGTTGGTCATCGTGTCGGTCGTATCTCGTCCGACAAGGGTCGTTGTCGCGGTCGGAAGCGTGATGGTTCCCGTGTTCGAGATGGTCGCGATAACCGGGTTCGTCAACGTCTTGTTGGTCAGTGTTTCGGTGCCGGTCAGCGTCACGACAGCAGATTCGGTGACGATCTCATCCCAGTTGGTGCCGTTGTACGAGTAATGGAGCGTTCCCGCTGAAGTGTTGTAGAAAAGGGCACGTTCGTATGACGTGTCTGGGAGAGACGGGAGTGCCGCGCCAGCGGTGAAACGTGCCGCGACAAGCTCAAGGTTTTCATGCGACCCGTTCATTTGGGTGCGGGTGAAGTTGTCGGCGTCTGAGGACCAGAGTGTGAGCCCGAGGCGATCAGAAGTGGTAACGGCCATCATTCTCTCCGTCGATTGCGATCAGATACAACAATAATACCTCACCACGAGCGGGGTGGTAAGATCGAAATATGGCTGAAGCGAACATAAACCTGCACAATGTCATCGAGGACCTCGCTGAGCAGGTGAAACGCCTGACCGTAGACAACGCGGTACTACGTGCAGCTCTCAAAGCGATGCAGAACCCGCAGGAAGTGAACGCAAATGAGCAGCCCAACTCTTGAAGATCTGACCGATCCGCCGCCCCCCGAGGGGCCGCGCGACTGGAACGACGAAGGCGTCGTCATCCTCAAAAAGTTCCTGCCGGAAACCCTTATGCAGGAATACGAAGCCTGCTGGGAACGCGAAAACGGCAGTATCGGCCGCGTCCAAGGCTGGCCGGACCCAATCCCGTATACCAGACATATACCGCTCCAAGACATCCTGCTGTGGCAGCCGCTCGTTGACGAAATTGAGAAACTGATCGGTGAACCGCCCGGCCTGCACCTGAACCTGACCGGCTGGGTGTCCACGGAACGCGACTGGCACCAAGACACTTACCTGAACCCGCCCCATGTCGGCGATGCTTACGCCGCAGTGTGGATCGCGTTCGACGACATCCATCCCGACTCTGGCCCATTCCAATATGTGCCCGGATCGCATCGTTGGCGGATCGTCACCCAGAAAAAAGTGATGGCCCACCTTGCTCCATCAGAACGCGACCATCGCTGGCCCAAATACAGCGAACGTCTCCTCACCCCAGTGTTCGAGCAGATGTTGGCCGACGGCGGCATCGAACCGGTCACCTACTTGCCGAGCCGTGGCGACGTCCTCATCTGGAACGGCCGCACCCTGCACCGAGGATCACGGGCAAACGTCAAAAATATGGAGCGAAAAGCTTTGATCGCCCACTACAGTGGGATCAACAGTCGACCCGACATGCCTAAAGCCGAGAAAACTCCAGATGGCGGATACTTCTTCCCACTCAAAACAGACCTCAACCTCTACTACGGCGAATCTGAAGAACCTCGCTGAACTGATTAACGACACCGACACTCGGTATCTGGATCAGGACTCGTACCTGTGGGGATGCACCAGCTGTCTGGTGCTCTGGCAAGACACCCCGATTTGTTGGAGCTGCGAGTTCCCCGGAATGGTCATCGCGGCCCCTCTGTCTCGTGGTGACCTACGGGTGGTTCGCTCTTCAGCAACTAAAATGTTCACCGCATACCATTACATGCCGGACGAAGAGTTCGCCCACTATTTCACAGAACGATGGAAAAACCTGAATGAAAGATCCAGCTAAGCACAAGTTTTTGAACGCAGGGTGCGGCACATGGTATGCCGACGGCTGGGTCAACGCGGACATCTGGGAAAGCAAAACGACTAAACCTGACGTTCGGGTTACTCCCGGCGAACCGTACCCGTTCGACGCCAACGTGTTCGACGCGATCTATCTCGGCCACGTCCTCGAACACATGGACTGGCACAGCGTCTCCAACTTCCTGCTCGATATGAGCCGGATCGCGAAACCGGGCGCACCGATCCTCATCACCGGACCCGACGTGTTCCGAACCATCCAGCTTTGGCACGAAGGCAAAGAGCCGTGGTGGATGGTCGAATCCGTGATTGAACATCAGGGGATGAACTGGCAGCCTGACCGGGAAGAAGAAGTGTGGGACGGCGCAGAACACAAATGGAACTGCCATCACCAGCGGGTGTGGAACCTTCTCGACAACACTGGTTTCGGCGGCCTGACCGACCTGTATGAACGAATTCCGAACAACCCGGGCCAAATGTCGTGGCATGACTCTGACACCGACATCGAATGGCCAGTTGTCGGGAAACATCACTGGCAGATGGCGATCCGTTTCACCGCCCTCGGCTGATTATCCATGCCGGAACCATTGCCGTCGCTTCACGAAGAGGACTGCGAAACATGGGAGGCGTACGCACGTCAATCGTGCAAGCGGTGGGTGTTCAACAAACTTGAAGTCGCCCTCAGGCAAGGATTAGCAGCCGGACCGGCAGGAACAGCGCCACCACGCACTGGAACCTACGTCATCCGACCCATCTACAACATTTTCGGCATGGGGATCTCTGCCAGAAAATTCGAGTACGACACCTCGATGCGGGAAGCGTTCCTCAACTATGCCGAAGTTGAACCCGGTCACTTCTGGTGCGAATGGCTGGACGGCCCGCACCGATCCATCGACTACCGAAAGTTTGACGACGGCAAATGGCGTTGCACCTCCATGACTGAAGGGCGACATCGATCAGACGACAACCTTGTTCAGTTCGATCACTGGGTGAAACTAGATCCGAACGATGCACCCAATTTCTGGCAACTGCCAATCTTTCCTTCGCTGAGCGACCTCGTGGCGTTCAACGTGGAGACACGCTCAGGCAAAGTGATTGAGATTCACCTGCGGCTAGGCAACGACCCGTTTGACCATCTGCCCGTCGGAACACGGATCACACCGGTCTGGGACGGTGAAACCGTGCCCGACGGAGCAGAATTTTTGGGTAACTTCTATCCGGACCTTGAACAGTACGGAGCCTCGGGGAGGCTCACGAATATTCGATCCGGCTACATCATCGAGAGGCCGGTCACCTGATCGGACAGGCCCCCGTCGCGCACTCCGACGGATCCAACTCGGTACCCGAAGCGTCCAGAACGAGCGGAACCGAGAAGTCGATCTTGGAAATCATCTTCTCGTACTCGGCCTGATCGATCTCCTCGTACGGAGCCAACGGGAAGTTGTGATCCGAGTGCAACAGGAACGACACCGACTTCACGCCGTTGGTGTAGTTCGCCGCGAGCCACTCCTTGATCTCCGGCAGTTCCTCAAGCCGGTAATAGACGGTGACCGACACGGCGTTGTCCGCCCACTCAGTCTGCATCTTCTTTACCCACTCCAACTGCTCAACCGCAGTCATGTCGGCGGCGAGCACGGCACCCTCGGGTGATTCGGCGGGGAACTCGACGACGTAACGGGTGTGATCCTCGCGGCCGTCCAAACCGACATCCCACTTCACCGTGTAGCCACGGCGACGGCACGCATCCACCAACGGGTCTGCGGCACCGAAGCGGACTCGACGGATGTAGTAGCGGGCGTACGCCGGATGGATACCGGGGGTGTTGCCGGGGAGCAACGCCAGCGTGCCTGACGGCTGAACCGTGGTGAGCCGCACTGACTTCGGCAGGTTGTGCTTCTCCGAATATTCGGCGTCGACCTCGCGGAGATAGTCGTACACCGGGGAAAGCCACGAAACCTGATCCTCCGACGACTGGAGGATGCCGGTGACGGACTGGCCGAGACGAGCGTTCTTCGTGACGATCTTGGTCGTCTTCTCGTACGGGTACGAGAGACGGGTGATCTGCTTCTGGGTCATGTACAGCAGCCGGGAGATTTCCTTGAACTGCTTCAACGACTCGATGTTCGGCAGGAAGATCGTGGCGAGGTTGCAGGACTCACCATCACCCAACGCGATCTCGGCGCACGGGTTGTAGCCCTCGATCGTCGGATCCGGCATTTTGTCGCCGAGACGGCCGTACTGGCGGGCCAGTTTCCGGTTGACCAGACCGTACGGCTCTCCGGAGCCGTCGTAACCCTTCCAGATTTCCGGCATGATCTCGTCCCACGAATCGGCGTAGATCGAGTTGTTCGAGTTGGCACGCCACGCCGGAACCTGACCGGTCGACCAGTTCTTCGCCCGCATGAACAGGACGTCGTCAGGGTCGCCGATGGCGATCTGGGCGGAGCGGCGGCTCGATCCGGACACCACGATGCGGCCGATGATGTTGCAGATGTCGAGGACGTCGATCGAGCGAAGCTTTTTGCCAGCGCGGGCCTCCATCACTTTGCAGATGTCTTCGACCCCGTCGATGAGAGCGCCCGGCCCGGAGGCGGTGCCACCAAAGGTCTTCAGGGGAGCGCCGAACTCGCGGATCAGCACCGTGGAGTACGAGAACGATTTCCCGGTGTAGAAGTACGACTTCAGGACGGAGTGGAGGAGGCGGCTCCAGCCGGTGCGCGAGTCGGGGACAATCACGTCCGCGTCATTGCTGCGCTCGTGGGTGATGGTCACGCCGGACTTGACCTTCGGGAGTTCGTGGATCTTGGCGCGTTCCACAGAAAACCCGACGCCGCCGCCGAGCATGAGGTGGTCGAACAGGAACTCGAAATCCTCGATCTTTTCGATGTTGACGAAGTAGCAGTTATTGAGGGAAGCGGCGTTCAGCTTCTGGACGAGCGGCGTGCCGAGCTGCCAGAGGGCGCGCCCTGAGAACGAGCAGCGCAGGTTGAACATGTGGTCGAAAAGGGTTTCGGCTTCCTTCTGGGTGTACGGGACACCGATGTCGATCGCGCCGTTGATGACCCGCTGGATGGTTTCGGGCCACATCTCGTTGCGGCCGAGGTATTCGATCGGGCGACTGTAAGTCCGGAGATAGACGATTTCTCCGAGGCCGTTGAAGCCCCATGGGGCCTGCTTTGAGGCGTACTGTGCTACGTGGTCGTCGCTGATAAAAGCCATTTTTCCGATCTTTCGCTGGAAGGTTTGTATTGTGGAATGTGTTGGAAGACTAAAAAATTCCTAATTCTTTAGCTTTTGTGAGCGGTATTTGAGATCCCGCCCTTGCGACCAGCACCCGAGTCTTCACGCCCGGGGTGATCTCTTTTTCTTCCCAGACATCCTCTCCAACAAGAACGGTCTGCCCCTCCACCATGGAGGGGACATCGCCCAGACCCCAGATGCGCTTGGGGGCGTCATTTTCACCGTTGCAGTCCCCCGTGGGGTGTCCGCATACTGGGCACGGCGACCGATCCGCTCGGAGCACTTCGATCCCGTTCAAGTATCCGGATGAACGGTCGTCGAAGCCGAATGCCATCTGACGATGGTACATCACCGACCCCGAGCACGGTGGTCGAAAAACGCAAAAGGCACCCCGAAGGGTGCCCAATGCGCTGACTTTTTGTTTGGGTCAGGAGGAGTAGCGGTCGCTCTTTCCGAGGTTCACCAGCTCCTGATTGACGAGGTGGTTGTACTCCTCCTCGTACTTGTGCTGGAGAACGAGGTGGGCGCGGCGCCGAGCCTCGTTCCGGATGCGGGTCTTCCGCTTCTGCTCCTCCTTGCGCTGAGCCTTCTGCTCAGGCGTGAGGATCGACGGACGGCCGCGCTTGATCGCGCCTCCACCCGACATCAGCTTCTCGTATTCAGTTGCTGCCATGTTTTTCTCCTTTGTCACGGCTTTTGTTTCAGTTACTCCCTTGTGGGATTGATGTGAACGTTACCGACGTTCATCTGGGTTTCCAACCTCGGTTCGAAAATTTCTTCACCGACGTCGAATTCCCCATGAAGCCTAAGGGTTAAAGCCGGAGGCGACAACCCGAAGAATCCGGCCGTGATGGTTGACGGTTCCGGCTCGGCGTGCTAACAATGTGTAAGCGCGATCGCGCGAACCGACCAACACATAGGAGACGCCATGGATCCGGATGAAAGCTCGAACCTCGAGAAACTCGTCGAAGAAATGTTCAAACCGCTCACACCCGAGCGACTCGACCACATCCTCGCACTTTCCACGGATCTGGAAGATCTGTCGAAACACCCAGAACTCAGCGTCAGCGACTCGGCGACAATCGAACTGGCCGCAAACCAACTACTGATCCTCTCGTCCATGGCGGTCGCCGGCCAAGCCCTCTACCACGAATACTGGGGGGCCGCGCAAGCTCTCTACGAGGAGGCGAGGTTCAACCAGATGATGATCGGGACGAACGACCGCAGCACCGCGGAAAGTATGACGACCGACGCCCTCCGTAGGTACGAAGAACTTCGAGAGACCGACCCGAACGAGATTCTGGAACGGAGCGAGTTCCCTGATGCGTGACAGGACTGGACTGGTGTCTGTAGATTCGGATAGTTGGGTTTACACAAACGGTAAAATTTTTAAGTACACGGATTGGGAGCCAGAAAATATCTACTCAAGATACATTCATCGAGCAACATGCGACCTGCTCGACGACATCCCTTGGATTGGCGACGCGTCACCACCAGAAGTCGCCGCAGGCTGGTGGTGGGACCGGCTGATCACCGTAAAAAGCAACGGGAAACCATTTGATGCCGAGCACCCGACGGCGGCGCACGACATCCTCCAACTCAAAGGCACCCCGTTCGAGATCCTCTCACAAACCCACATCAACGAGCCGGGAACGCATGACTGGCTCACATGGGACTTCTGCCCGGAATGCTGCCCGGACGACATCGAGGACTACGCCAAAGGCGATTTCGTCAAAATGCTCAACCTCGCCGAACTCGCATCGGCGCTCGACTACGTCGCCGACTGTGTGGTGAATGGCGAAGGCATCAACTTCAGCTGGTCCTCAATATGGGACCTACTCACCGTCTCGGCTAACCAAATGAGAAAACTCCACGCCCGATCCATCGACGTGGTAGACCCGACACACAAGGAGAAATGACATGAAAACAATCATCGCGGCCACCCTCGTGGCCCTCACCCTTACCGCCTGCGGGGAACGAATCGTCTACGTCGAGTCCACCGTTCCGCCGACCGACCCGCCGAAGACAACCGAAGCGCCGGTCGAGACAACGACCACCGTTCCGCCCACGACGACGACTGAGCCGCAGACGCGGCCGACCGTTCTGAGCAACGAGCCGGCGAACCCGAACGACATTTACGACCCTCAGGGTTACCTCGACTGGATGGCGCTAGAGGCGCCGGACCTGTGGTGGTCCCTCGATGACGAACCTCTCCTCGAAGTTGGCCTAGTTATCTGCGAAATGTTCGATGGGGGAATGAGCCTCGTCGAGGTTGCCGAGACGCTCGTCCAATCCATGATCAACACCGGCACGGGCTATTACGCCGAAGACCTCGGGGTCGCGATTGCCGCCGCGTCGGTGTTCCTATGCCCGGAGTACCGCGACTGGGTCCAAGACGAGTTCAACCGACTCTGACAATTATGGAAACGACCAGCATCGACACCAAGTATCGGGAGGCGGCAGAAGCCGCCCTGCATGCCGGGGACCTACGCACAGCACCGGAACGGATGCTGACCGCGGTCGCCAAAATCTTCGTGCAAGACACCGATACCTACCAATACGGAGAGGTGAAAAATGTTGTCGAGAGTCTCGATGACATCGGCTTCTTCAGGTTCCGCAACGCCGTACATGATCTCGCGGACACCTTGGGGGTGTCCCGAGTCACGATCTACAAGCACCTCAACAACCGGGGGGTTGTCGATCAACTAAAACGTTGATAACCTAAACCGTGTCATACAAACCAACCGAAAGGAAAACCAACAATGACACCCGACGAAATCAATAACGAATACAAGCGCATGTTCCATGAGGATCCGGAACGACGACCGTTCTGGGCCGAGGTCATGCGCGCCCAATTCGTCTTACTGACGGGCGACAGCACCGACCCGATGGGAACCCTCAAGCAGTACAACGTGCTGCCTGAGGTCATCAAACATCTCACCGGCGAACTTCCACCCGCACCCGAACCCAAGCAGAAGATGGTCGACAAATATCAGACCGTCATCGACTGGTGCATGGAGAACCACCTGTTCCAGACCGACGCGAACAAGGTCGCCGAGATCGGCGACATCTCGTACGCGTCCGCGCTGAAGTTCATCAAAGACCGACCCGACCTGTTCTACAAGATCAAGAAGGGCCTGTACGAGGTGCGGAACCCGAAGCTGGTCCGGCTCCAAGAAAGTTCTTGACGCCCCCCGAACTGGTGATGTACCCTCTCGCGCGACCCACCCTCCGCGAGAGGGAAACACCAGCGAACGGAGAACAGTGACCACGCCAAGAAAGCCGATGGAGCCACGTAATAATTCGGTACTACGAGTTGATTTCACTTGGACCGAACGAGCGAATTGCCGCACCGTAGACACGGCGACTTTTTATCCGGAAAAACATGAGCCGGGCCTGATCCAAAAAATGAAAACCGCACGGCAAGTATGTGCTGAGTGCGAAGTCCGTGAGGAATGCCTCGAATACGCCCTCGAATATGAACCACTCGGATTTTGGGGCGGAATGTCGGAAAAAGATCGAAAAGCGTACAGACGAGAAAACAGATTCCATGTCCGCGCCCGAATCTTCAACTAAGGTTCGACCATGAGTAGCCAACTTCGCCCAGTACTGAACGACGGATTTGTCCGCCTCGACAACTCCATGGCCGGTGACCTGTCCGTCGTAAACGCGGCCAGAGTTTCCTTCGGCAAAATGCACGACTCGCTACAAGACGGGGACACCGAACTCATCAACTTTTTGATGAGAGAACGACACGGCACACCGTTTGAGCACAACTGCTTCCGGTTTCACGTCCGCGCCCCAATCTTCGTGGCACGAGAATGGTTCCGCCACCGAGCCGGATGGTCATACAACGAGTACTCCGCGAGATACACGACGATGGAACCCGAGTATTACGTGCCAGAATCTGAAGACGTCCGATCCCAAATCGGCAAACCCGGCAATTACACGTTCGAAAGCATGAACACCGAGGACAGCGACGAGGCTGCCCAGACGATCGCTGACGCAAGCGGACATGCTTACCGCACCTACAACTATCTGCTGAAAAAAGGGGTGGCGAAAGAACTGGCTCGCACCGTCCTGCCGGTCGGCATGTACACCGAGTTTTACGCGACGTGCAATGCGCGCTCCCTCATGCACTTCATTTCGCTGCGCGCAGATTCGACAGCGCAGCTAGAAATACGTCGCTACGCCCACGCCGTAGAAGCGTTTCTTGAAGAAAAGATGCCCGTCACTCATGCTGCGTTTATTCGCCACGAAAGGACCGCCCCCTGATGGCCACAATCCGCAACAAGGACTACGAGACCACAGCGTTCACAAAAATCGACTGGATGCGCGCCCGCGGATACTCAGAGAAAGACATTCAGGATTACCTCAAGCGTAAAGAGAAGAATCAGAAAGCACGCGGGTGACAGACTTTGCCTCTCCCGAAGTAGATCGATTCCTCTCGCACCTTCAGGGTGTCCGGAAAAATGGTCAGAACTGGTCGGCCCGCTGCCCATGCCGCAACGACGACGAGAACCCGTCGCTGTCCATCGGACAGGGGCGAGACGGCCGCGTACTCGTCACCTGCCACCGCGGCTCGCCGTGCTCCGTGGACCAGATCTGCACTGCCGTCGGCCTCGAGATGAGCGACCTGTACCCGATCGATGACAGTTGGGAACCTGTCGCGCGCAACGACCCGCCCGCCACATCGACAGCAGCGTCGAAGCCGAAGAAAAAGCAGAAACTCGACTTAGTCGCCACCTACGACTACACCGACGAAAACGGCAACCTCGTTTTCCAAAAGCTCCGGTTCGTTGACGAAGACGGCAAAAAGACGTTCCGTCAACGCCGACCAGTCGGCGACGGCTGGGAATACAACCTCGACGGCATCACTCAGGTCTTGTACAACCTTCCCGAGGTTCTCCAAGGCGTCGAAAACGGCAACACGATCGTGGTCGTCGAAGGTGAAAAAGATGTCGAGACGCTGCGCGACATGGGGCGGATTGCGACCACAATGCCCGGTGGTGCCGGGAAGTGGCGCGCCGAACACACCGAGGCTCTACGTGGAGCGAACGTCGTGGTTGTCTCCGACAACGACGAGCCCGGCAAGGCTCACGCCATTCAGGTTCGTGACGCGTTGACAGAAGTCGGCTGCTCGGTCCGCATGATGATCCCGGAAGGCGTCAAAGACGTCACCGATCTCATCGAAGCAGGAAAAGGCCTGAAAGATCTCCGCGACTTCGACGGCCAACTTGCCGAACCGCTACCGGAAGACCCGTTTCAGCCGGCGCTGATCAAACTCGAAAAACTGTTCGAGCGTGACGACATACCGCTGTCCTCCAAGATCACGCGAGCCACGATGCTGCTCGATGAGCTTCGGCCCGCCACGTCGGCCCGTCCGACCGGTCGTCTCGTCAAATGGTCGGATTTCGTTGAGGAAGCTGCCGACGACTCATACGACTGGATCATTCCCGGCCTGCTGGAACGCGGCGAACGTGTAATGATCGTCGCTTCAGAGGGCGTCGGTAAAACCATGCTCGGTAGGCAGGTCGCCCTCTGTACCGCTTCCGGGATACATCCTTTTACGTTTGACAGGATGCCGCCTATCAGAACGCTGATGGTGGATTTGGAAAACCCGGCGCGGATCATTCGACGCACCTCTATCGACATTCAGAAAAAGGCGAAACTGTTCGGTTTTTGCGACGACCCACAAGCTCACCTGCTGATCAAGCCTGACGGTCTTGACCTGCTGCAATCCGGCGACCGGACTCTGCTGGAAGATGCGATTGAGCAGACGAAACCTGACCTTCTGCTTCTTGGTCCGGTGTACAAGTCGTTCGTTGATCCCGGCGGGCGAACAAGCGAAGCTATCGCGATTGAGGTCGCCAAATATTTTGACTCGCTTCGTGAATGGTTTCAGTGTGCGATGTGGTTTGAACATCACGCACCACTAGGAAGTACAATGTCTTCAAGGGATTTACGTCCCTTCGGATCTGCTGTCTGGTCACGTTGGCCAGAGTTCGGTCTTAGCCTTCAGCCAGATCCGACCGCAACTACAGGCTACGTTTATGACGTGAATCATTTCCGCGGAGCACGAGACAGGCGGCGTTTCCCCACAAAGATGATGCGTGGCAAACGCTTCCCGTTCGAAGTGCTCGAATTCATGGCGGTCGACTAATGGCAAATCAAAAAGGTCTAACCAGAGAGTTTCTAGCCGAACGCGATGTTCGCATCTTCAAAATGCGTCAGGCTGGCGTCGCGTCAGCGGAAATTGCCCGCAGATTCGGTCTATCCACCGGAGCAGTCAACTCGGCTATCAGACGGCAACTCGAAAAACTCAACAAAGAAGCACTCATGGCCTACCCCGAGGTGCTTCGCATGGAACTCGAACGACTTGACGCGCTACAGCAGTCGATCTGGCCGCTGACCCAGCATCGAAAAATCACGACAGATGACGGAACCGAAGTCACGTTGGAGCCCGACATGAAGGCAATCCAGCAGGTTCTCGGCATCATGGACCGGAGATCACGTCTTCTTGGCATGGAGCAGACCAACGTCAATCTTCAGGTTGAGCAGGTCGAACCCCACCGGGCCGTTCTGGCAGGCGCAGCGGACAATGCTGCGGCCGCGGTCGATGCGTTTGACCCCGAGAAAGAAGCAAAACAGCTGTTGGAACTCATGGGTAACGCGGGAGTTCTGCCTCAGGAGACCGTGGATTCTCTACTGTCACAAGAACCCAGACAAGCAATCGAAGCACCAAAGGAACAACGTGAACCCGAGAAAGAAGTTCTCTATGGCGAAATCATCCACCCCGGAGGAAGAATCGACGACTGAGGACAACATTGTCGCCGCGATGGACAAAGTCGCAGAAACCCTCGAGCCGACGATTCCGGCTAACACTGGGGCAGACGAAGGGGCCACAGCCACCAAACAGGTGTTGATCCGCGCCACAGAAGAAGACCGCGACCGCTGGAAGCAGGCGGCAGAAGTCAAAGGTGTCAGCCTCTCCGAGTTTGTTCGCACGCTCTGCAACGCTGCCGCAGCCGAACTTCTTGAATGCTCACACCCGAAGGAAATGCGGAAGGCATACCCGTGGTCTGAGCGCTGTATGGCCTGCGGACACCGCTTCATCTGATGTGAGAAAATTGTCGTATGGCAGCACCGCGTAAAAGGCTTCGTGTAGAGCCGTACGAATCGAATCCGGTTGATGCGGACAACGATGGAATCGTTCAGGAGGGGACGGCGTTTGAGCGTCCTGCCGGAACGAACATCGTTGATGAGCTCGGAAACATCATTCAGGCTGGCGTCGTTGCCACCGAGCGGGGCAACTTTCGCGTTGTAGACGCCGACGGCAACACTGTCGACTACACGCCGACCTACACAGCTGCGGGTGCGGTCGGTGAAGTAAAGAAGCCCGGACAGCAGTCTGCGCTCGGGCAAACCATTGGCCAGCGGATGGGGACGCTTGGCGAGAGATCTCAGACGTTGGGATCGCGATACCGCACGATCGGCCAAATCAGCAGGGGAGAGACGGCCGATGTCCCGTCGACCAGAGCCGCACAGGAGGCTGCTGCCGCTGCCGTGCCGGGAGTAACTGTCAGAGATGCGGACGTTCCCGACGCACCAGAACCGCCGAGACGGGGGACACCAGAAGCGATCAGAGCGCGGAACGCTGAAGTCATCTCTCAGATTGAGGCCGCCGGAGGTTTCTTCGATTTCTCCAGCTTGCCTCACGAAGAGCGCGACGCCTTTATTGAGCGCGAGAAGATGAAGACCGTTACATCCACAATGGGAGCAAATCCGAACGGTGGACGGGAAAGTGTCCGTAAACGATGGACATTTCTTGTTGACGCTGAAAAGGAAAGGGTTACTTATCTTGAAGATCTGATCAATAAGGCAACAAACCCTGAAGATAAAGAACGTTTCCGCCAAAGAGCCGCTGTGGCAAAACAAGTTGTTGAATATTTAGAAGCCAGAGACTCCGACCAAGTAATTGACGACATCGTCTCCCTTGTAAGACAAATTACTGACGACGAGGACACCCGCGTGGCGGTCCAAATACCAGTCGAAAAATTCCCTGACTTCCTCTCACAGGGCTACAAAACAACCCACGAAGCACATAGCGATCACAGTGCGCCAGATATTCGAACCGGATACGAAGTGACCCAAGGAATACCGGCCGACGCCCCAGCATCGGTTCGACCAGCATCCGGA